GTGGAGTATATCGCTCCACATATTAAAGTTAATAATCAGTTAATTAAAACACGACAGGGACTAAATTAAGCACATTATCGCTTATTGAATAAATTCATTGCGTCCTTTCTTGCTTGGTCCGCGATATCGATATAAGGTTTCATTGCCTTGTAATCGCTGTGTCCCGTCCATTTCATAACAATGTCTGGAGGGATGCCAAGCATGAGCGCATTGCAGATAAATGTCCTTCTTCCGGCATGAGTCCCTATCAGTTCGTATTTGGGTTTTGTTTCCGTAATACGGTCCCCACCCTTATAATACGTATAGCTTACCGGCTTGTCGATGCCACAAAGGTAAGCAACTTGTTTGATATAATCGTTCATCTTTTGGTTGGATTGCACCGGAAGGGCACGTCCTAACGGATATTCTATATCGCGATACTTATCCAGTATGGCACGCGAATAATCGTTCAGGTCGATCTGTATTGTATCTGCAGTCTTTATGGTCGTGATCTTGATACAATCATCATACAGATCTGATTTCTTCAAATTGTACAGGTCTGAATAGCGAAGCGAGGTAAAACACTGGAAACAGAACATATCACGTGCTGTCTCGAGATGTTTTTTCGATTCAGGGAATTCAAATCGGTACATGCGCATCAATTCTTCCCATTCCAGGAAGATGACTACCTTTTCGGGAGTCTTCAGGTGCGAACTGAAATGCTCGAAGGCATGATTATCGGTTGCCCCTATACGGACAGCATACCGCATAAACCATTTCAGCATGGAAACCATCTTTAGGATCGTTGTATTGCGCAGATCAGAAGAACGGAGATAAGAAACAAAATCGGACATTCCGTGTTCATCCAGATCACTAAAAGTCAAGTCCGGATTAAATGCCGACAAATGCTTCTTCATCGTATCTACTTTCTGAATCGTTGCGTGCGACCAGCCATGAAGCGATCCTTCTTCTTTCTTGAATTTCTCAATCACATCAAAAAAGCTCATTGCATCGGGATCCTTCCCTCCGATCAATTCTTTGAATGCTTTCCGGAACTGATCCTTCGTAGGTACTTTTCGATCACGTTCGTAACGTGCGATCAGTTCATCGGCTGCCGTCTCAAACCTCCCTATTTCGCGGTTAATGACAGATGCCGGTATCTTCTTTACTCCATGCGTCGTATTATTCTTCACGCGTTGCGTATCGGGGTTCCATTTACTTATTTCCACGCGATATCCAACATTGAAGGCAACAATATCTTTCCCCCACTTCACCCGGAAGCGGATCTTCGCGTCTGTCTTGTCTTTCTCTTTATCGAGAACAAAGATGTGATACCACCTGATCATATTTACATTATAATTTTATAAAAAAAGAAACAGATATCTCTTTATCAGATACTTGTTTATAAAACATTATAATATAAGCATCAATAATTTATATTATATTTGCATTGTAACAAGTTGCAGATGTTGCTCAGTCAAGATTCAACATTCCCGATTTTGAGATTATATATAAGTCTCGTAGTAGCTGCAACCTATTACGGGGCTATTTTTTTTAATTGATACGTATAACAAAATGGAAGAGATGAAGCACATATCCAAAATAGAGGTTCAAATTCTAGAATCCGAACATTGTATTTCCAGAATTGTCTATAAAGACGGGAAGCTAAAGTATAAGGACAAATGGGATACACGAATCGAACATCCAGACTATTGCGATCCTATAAACCGGTTAGAGTTATTCTTAAAAAACGAAGAACCACAATGCATTAATGGAGGATGTCGCTACGCTATGTATCGTGTATATCCTAGAAAAAGCACGTTCGAAAGCATATTTAATGACGACTCCACAAAAGGCAGAATAATAAAAGCAATTATATATTTTCTGCTGACTGGCGTATTACCCACAGCTTTAGTATGGCTTGCTTTTTTATTGCTCTAAAAGCCGACTTTTATTCATCCGCCTTTCTCCTTATCGAGAACAAATATGTGATACCACCTGATCATATTTACATTAGTACCTGAATAAAAAGATATAGGTATATCTCGGCGGAGATGTGCTTATATCTCGGCAGAGATATACCTATGTAATAACCGAAAAGCCACCCAATAATTACCCATTCGCAATTTCCGGATGCCTTGCCAAATACCTATCACGCAAATCAATGCTCATAAGTTTCATAATGGAAAGCATGTTAAACTTTATAGGCTCCATTGCTTTTTCCACTTGGATAGTATCAGGAGAGTAATATACATATTTCTTTACGGGGTCAAACACGGAATCATTGTTGTTTTTAAGAATCATATCCAACGATTTGTCTTCTACATCCAACTCCGTTCTCAATCCCATTGCTTCCATTTCACGTATAAGCCTGTCGGCTATTTCATCAATCGCCTTTTTTGCCCCAGAAACCTCGTATAAATACTCTCCTGCTTTCGTCATTCGCAAAGGGCTGTGCTTTTGAGCCAACTTGTCAATCAGACTTTCATCCATGTGCATAGCCCAGCGAGAAAGTTCAATAAGCATCCCGTTGTTTGATTGCATGGTTTCCTTTATACTCTCTAAATTATATGCAAGCGTGCCAATTGACTCTCCATGTTTCCAACATGGGAGATTATCTGTCTTTTCCTCTAAATTGGTAATTTTCTGATCATGCTCCACATACATTCTTTCCCTGTCGAGCAAATATTTCACACCACCAAGGATGGCTGCAATCACGCCAACGGCAGTCCCTACAACTGTACATATTATCTCAATTGTTCCCATTCTTCTTGTTATTTATCTTGAAAAAAATTCATTCTTACTCTTTTCGATTTTCTTTTTACCACATCTGCCTGGTATATATACCAAATTATTCGTATATTCTTTCTTATGATCGTATATTTTCCCCCCATACAGGAACTTTACCACCATCGAACTTATTTATAGTTATATACCACATAATATCACTTATTCTTCTGTTGCTTTACTACATTAAAAATCTGAGCGACCTCGCGCAGATCAATTTTATAATCCTCATAAATCGGATTGAATGAGTGTACGGTAATGATACCTTTTTCAACATCGTGGTCTATAATCTGCTTCACAACGATACCTTCCGTTTTGTGCACAATTACAAAAGCATCCCACTGGTGGATGTGTAATTTACATTTCCAATAATCAGGATTGATTTCACGACAAAGTAAAATATCACCTTGCTCGTAGCTATGCTTCAACCCGTCATCCATACTATCTCCTTTTACTTCAAAGCTGATATATCTACCTTTATATTCCTTGTCGACTATCCATGGAATCTTTGGCAGCGTTTCTACGTATTCTTCATCAGCATAGCCTGACATATACCCGGCATGGGCGTATTGGTTCACTAATGGAACCATCATTACGTTTGTATCTAATGCTGGAGAACATTCGATTTTATATGCTATATATTCAGCATCTGGTATTAAAGGATCACCAATACCTTCAGTAAGCCATTTTCGGCTATACTTTGGGAAAGCTTTCAAAATTTTGTCTATTGTAGAATTTGAAGGTTTTCTTTTTTCATTCAATATTCTTGTGATAGTTACATTATTTGAAAGGTTTATAGCTTTACTAAAAGAGTTTTTATTTAACCCTTCTTTGTTCATTATAAATCCAACTCTTTCCCAAGCTTCCATTACGACAGTTAGTTAAATAATACAAAGTATACTAACTTTTACACACAAAAAGAACACAATCTATGCTAACAGTTAATATATTTGCAGAAACAAACAATACAACAACACAAAAGTAAAAAACAAAGTAAAATATGCCAAAGGAATAATCGAAAAAAAAGAGATTATGATACTTTGGTGTTATATTATTAATTTGATAATTGCATGACAATGGAACAGAGAAAAAACGGAGAATGGTATTTGACAAAAGAAGAAAGAATGATGATTTCTTCAGTGAAAGTAGCCGGTTTTATTTTGTCGGAAGCAGAAAAAAGGCTAAGCGAATTAAATGCGGTGAGCAATAAGATAACAGACCGATGCTATATGCTGCTTAGCCTCATATCTGTAATAGGTCCGGCTTTGATAGGCGTCGTTCTGTCGACAGATTCTAGCCAAAAAGAAATGATGTTTATCCTGATGGCTTTATCCATGTGCATCATTGTTGTTAAACTACTGTGGCTATCGAAGCCGTATTTGTATTATCCGCTGGGCGATTCACCAGCAAATGTCGTGTATAAGCCAGATCTGGAGTCTGAAAATCCGGAGCTATCCGTCATGCTATCAGCCATAGAAGTATTGCAAAACAAAATTTACAAAACAAATATAAGCAATGAGAAAAGAGCAGGAGATTATTTGTTCGTAGTAAAATCGACCTTTGCACTCAACATAATCATCCTGCTCTTTTTTGTCATTGCTAATCTTCTTCGGTGTGGCTTCTAGTACGCTCTATTTTACCGCCTAATCCGAGATTAACGATTCCATCATACGGACGGCTTTGAGTTTGTTCTTCATTTCCGTCCGTTTTCTCATCCTCATTTTTACCTTTTTCTTTTGCCATATTATTAACATTTAGCATACAGTACAACAACACAAAAATAAAAACAAAGTAAGATATGCCAAAAGAATAATGGGAAAAAGAGATTGTGATGCTTTGTTGTTATACAATGACGTTTTTTAATTAAATGATCAATATGAAAACAGACGAATTTGACGAAAGAGATTTATTCATCCGGGCAACAACATTTGCTATCCGCGTGATGATAGGTACATTTATCGGTTTCTTTTTAAGTAGAATCATTTAAACTTACACACTATGGACAAAGATGATTTTGATAAGACTTGTAAAATTGTATTATGGTATATTGCGGCTTTACTTGCCGGTTGTTTTTTGGGCGCATGCATAGCATATACCCTAAGCGATTTAATTGTTTTTTAGCCAAAAAACTTTCCTAAAAAGAAAGTCATCAGAGAAAGCAAGATGGGGATAATAACATGAAAGATATTATCCCTCAATATCTTTCTTCTTTTTTCTTTTTCCTTTTTCATTTTATCGGCGGTAAATCCACCGGATTTAATAAACGCATAGCCTCTATTTGTCAGAAGCACCCTGACCCCGTCTTTCGAAATGGATATTTTAACATATTCATTGTCGCGTAAATATTCTGCCATAGCCTCCAATACATAAGGATCTTTCCCAAGATCTGACAACGCAAGCCATCCTTTCAGATCAGCCTTCTTTAATATCTCATCCATATCAGAGGCATTAAAATTCATACCCATATATATCCTTGACAGCTTTTTATCGATCCCTTTTAATAGCTCTATCGATTTTTTATAATCCCTATCCTGCATAGAAACTAACAGTTAGTTAAATAATATAAACAATACTAACTTTTAAACTGAGTAGTATTGCAACAATACAAACAGTTAGTATATTTGCAAAAAACAAACAATACAACAACACAAAATTAGGAATTATGAAAAATCAAACAAAAGAATTTGATGAAAACAAGATGAGTTTGGCACTCATGGCCTATTACAAGAATCTGCCCAATGCCTCTCATCCAAAAACTGAGTTCCTGATGGAACTGGCCAGACGTTGCCAAGTGGCAGTATCGACCACCCGATTCTGGGTAAAATACGGAATATTACCCAAGAACCCGGAGCACCTGAAGATCATCCAGGAGATGACTGGTATCGGCAAAGAAGAACTTATCAAACAATAATCAAGCCATGAAAGATATTGAGTTTTACATCTACGATTCAGAGCTGTGGTGTATCCATCCGGATGGCAGGAACGAACGGGTAAGCGAACAAGACAAAGACCTTATACAAGGAATCTTGCAGCGTATTCGTGAGCAATACCCGGATGCTTACAAAGCTTTGACCGAATGCTACCAAAAGAGCGCGCCCAACGTGCCTTACTTTCAGTATCTGATCGTCTCCAGGTTTATGAAATGCAACTTTGGAGCTCTGGACAATACAAAGAAAGATATTGACCGGAACGGACAGATGCACTTTGAACGCGTCTCGTGCCCTCTGAGAGGCGAATGTCCTTACGAGGGACGCATCTGCAATCCTAAACTGAATACACGCCTGTCGGACGCAGAAATACGTGTCATGAAGATGGTGTATGAAGGTTATTCAAACGAAGAAATCTCTTCGATACTCTACCTGTCGCCTTATACGGTGAAGAATCATATCCGCTCTGTATATCAGAAGCTGGATATCCATGAAAAGGCAGAATTCATCAAGTATGCCCATACAAACGGAATGTTTCAGGAATAAAAATCAAAAATAAATGAATGCAAGCACTCCCATCTGGCAGCTTACAGTCGGCGAGTTTATGGAGCTCATGCGCAGATGCCATGCTGACGTACAGCCGCCCAAAGAGACTGTATCATCCCATAAGCATGAGAGGCTGATACATGGCATTGACGGACTTGCCGAATATCTCGGAATCTCCAAGACAAAGGCAATGAGTTTGCGCAAATCTGGAGCAATAGACCAGGCCACCACGCAGCTGGGAAGGAGGCTGGTATTTGATCCGGAAAAACTGATGAAGCTGTTGGAAGGCAAACGCGTCTGACAGCTGATAACGATAGAGATCTTTGACATTTTGGGGACAATACTGAATAGTAATCGAACAGGAGCCTGCTGGCGACGATCGTTCAGGGGCTATTCGGGACTACTTATGATATGATATAATATTCTTATTGTATAATTTAACTTTTTAACTTAGATATGAATGTAGTAAGATTTTTAATCAGCATGATTATAGGTATCATCTTGATGGCGGCAATAGTGGCCTGTGCCGAATATTTCAGAGAGTATCATAACCTGCTTTACCTGGCAGGCATGGCCGGTTGTATATTCGCACTACCCAAGGTGATTGAGATATGATCTTTGCCGGACATTGTCCGGCGCACGGGAGGAAAGGAAATCATTGTCTTAGTTTATGTTTAGATCATTATCGCTTCTTACCATTTTTGTAATATACATGTTTTACAGGGGTTCGATTCCCCTGCCTCCCACAATCATTTAAAATTTGATTCGTATGAAAAAAGAACTTGTTAGATGCAAAGATTGCGCCAATGGGCGAAAGCCCAAAGACATCGTTGTCAGGTGCATGAAGCTAGGTGTGGGTAAAGTAGCCAATGCCTATAGATATTGTGATATGTTTTATCCGAAAGAAATCTCTAAAAACAAAAATACATGAGTGTATCGACGTCGTTTACACATGATGCCGACATGATCAGCGACAAGCGTATGCTGTGTATGGTGAACCAGCTCGGCATGGAAGGATATGGCATCTTCTGGGCTCTCCTGGAAATGCTATGCAAGGAAGACGAACATAAGCTTCCGATTGATACAATCCCTGCGCTTGCAGCGAGGTGGGAGACTTCTAAGGCCAAGGTAGAAACAGTCATTTCAAAATATGGCTTATTCTACATTGAGAACGGTGCTTTCTTTTATTCTCAGGAGCTTATCGATGACATTAATGCTATCGATGAAAAAGCAAAAAAAAGAAGAAATTCGGCTTTGAATGCGGCTAATTCAAGGTGGAAAAATCGATCTATTTTATGCGAACGCAATGCGAGCGCAATGCAAACGCAATGCGAACGTAATGCGAACGCATCAAATTCGCATAAAAACAAAGAAATCAATAGTTTAGAAAATCAAAAAGATACTTTTTTACCGCAAAAAGTATCTTTCCCCCCTATAACCCCCCTATATAATATAAATAATAATAAAAATAATAACTGGGGTAAGATAGATAGGGGTGTGGGGGAAGGAAGAAAAAATAATACAAAACCTTTCGTCAAGCCTACTTTGGACGAGATAAAATCTCATATCGAAGAAAAGGGATTAGACATCGACGCTGAGATGTTTTACACCTACTACGAGAGCGTGGGCTGGATGATCGGTAAAAAACACATGAAGAACTGGCGTATGGCCATCATGACGTGGGTACGACGCCAAAGAGGAGATTGGGATTATGGCAAGAGAAATACAGAACCGGCAGCGTCGCCATACGACGGATGCTTACACTAAACAGATCGAACAACAACATTCGGCCGAACGATATGTGATAGGTTGCCTGCTACTGGAATCGTCTGCTATCTGCCGAGTAGCAGAAATACTACGAGACGATTGTTTTGCAGATCAGCGATTGAAGCTGGTATATCAAGCAGTGAAGGATATTTGGAACGATGGACAACAACCGGATATCATCTCAGTAACCAACCGCTTGTTGCAAACAGGCGATCTGGAAAACGCAGGTGGTGCTTACCTGATAAGCCAATACGCCTCAAACGTGGGATCGACTACCAACCTAGAAGAACACGCGATGTTTATCAGGCAATGCTACACCTCGAGAAAACTTATGGAAGCTGGAGTAACGATCAGATCGCTCAGCATGGATACATCAGCCGATGTAGGAGACCAGGTTGCCAAAGCAATCCGTATCGTGGAAGACGTGATGAATGACATGGATTATTCCAACCCGATACGCACCATGGCAGAATCGACAGACAGGGCTTTGGCAGAATACGAGAAGCGCGAGCAGATTAACCGGGAAGGAAAACCTTGGGGACTGCGATCAGGGATCAGGATACTGGACAGATACCTACACGGATTCAAACCTGGGCAGTTGATCGTAGTCGGGGCGAGACCTGGAATGGGTAAGACGTCACTCCTACTCCATTTCGCCAAGTCGATAGCACAAGCCAATGAACGTGTAGCTATATTCTCGTTGGAGATGAATGATGTCTCACTGGCAAACCGTCTGTTACTGTCATGTACGGATATTGACCGGAATGCCTTCAAAGATGGCCGTCTTACTCCACAAGACAGAAACAAGCTGATTGAGGCTTCCGGATATCTGAGATCACTGCCTATCCACATAGATGAGACTCCTTCACTGTCCATTCAGCAGATCAAAGTTCGATCGATGAATCTGAAACGAAAATCAGGTTTATCAGCTATCATGATCGATTATCTGCAACTGATGAACATGAAAAGTGAAAACAGGAATTACAACCGAGAGCAAGAGATCGCCAATACGACCAAGCAACTCAAACAACTTGCCAAGGAATTGGACGTACCGGTAATCCTGTTAAGCCAGCTGAACCGAAACATAGAGCAGAAAATACAAGGAGGGAAGAAAACGACTTCAATACCCATGCTGTCTGATCTTCGTGAATCAGGAGCCATAGAACAGGATGCTGATGTCGTACTACTCATTCACCGTCCGGAATATTACCAGGACACAGATGCCATCAAGGGTATTGGACTGATCAATATAGCCAAGCAAAGAGACGGGTGTACCGGGAAAGTAGAATTCGCTTACTCGGAAGATTTGACAAAGATTGGAGATTCACCTAAAAATGGCGGTGATCCGCTGTAATGAAATGGCAACAACAGCAAAAAAAAGAATCAGGAAATACGGTTGGTCAGGATATAACAAGAGATCGGAAAAGATGGAAGATCGCCCGAGAAGCAACGACTTGTATCATACCAACCGATGGACCAGGGAAAGTAAGGCTTTCAGGAATGAACATCCACTATGCCAGGAATGCCTGAAAAATGGGATTTACACACCGTCTGAAGTGGTGGATCACATCATTCCAGTTGCAGTGTGCGATGATTTCTGGGATCAATCGAACTGGCAGGCTCTATGCAGGAAATGCAATATCAAGAAAGGGAATAGGGATAAAAAATTGATCAATCATGAAAAAGCTATGGAGCGAAGTTGAACAGGAATTCTTCGACAACCTGGATGTCAAGGTTCGAAGCAAAATGACCTATCGCCGTCAGCTAAACGCGTTCAAGGTGTGGATTGTCACTACAGGAAGAAATATCAATTCGCTTAAAAGGTCAGATATTCTGGCCTATAAAAGCCATTTGATTTCGCAGGGAAAGGAAGCTGCCACTATTGACACCTACCTTACGATTCTTCGCCTGTTCTATCAATTCATCGAAGAATATGGCTATGGAGAGAATATTGCAGCCGATATCAAGTATAAGCGCAAAGCGAAAGGTTACCGGAAAGAACATCTCAATCAGGAAGAAGTCAACAGGCTTCTTAATTCAATCGACCGAAACAAGATCATTGGACTACGTGACTACACAATGGTGTTCCTTATGTTGACCACGGGCCTGAGATGTACAGAGGTGAATAACCTTTCGGTTTGCGACCTTCAGAAAGAAGATGGATACAACTATCTTCTGGTAAAGCGAAAAGGTTACGATCAAAAGAGCACCAAGTTTGGCATCACACAGCATTTAGCTGACATGATAACAGACTACCTCACTCAGCGTGGCGTAGAAGACAACAACGAACCGATGTTCCCTTCTAGGTTTCACGAGCGGATGAAGGACATGAGCGTTAGCAGGCATATATGCCAACTGATGCGTAACGCGGGTATAGAATCCAAGAAAAAGACTGCACATAGTCTCAGACACACGGCTGCAGTACGGGCTATCGAGGCGAACGTTCCCATCCGTCAAGTACAGATTATGCTTGGTCATACAGACGTGAAGACAACAGAACTTTATATCGGCTCGATAGACGCAGAAATGAGATTGCGTAACCCAGTAGTCCAAGTCTTGGAAGAAATAGCCTTAAACGGAAAAGAAACGGGCAAATAGAGCATGATTCAGGTAATAAAACATTACCAAATAGAATAAGTAAGAAAATTATATGCTGTTAATAAATATTAAATTGGATATGATTGCAAATTATGGACAAATAACGAACGGTCGCTCCACTCACCTGAATTTATGCGGGAACCGGGAGGGGGCATTCAATCTCTGGGACAATAAGCCCAAGACCACGCCCCGCCCTTCGCGTCCGTGCGTGCAAAATTGGAGGAATCATGAGCAGGGGTAGAAAACCAATTCCAGACGAATTGAAGATCCTGCGCGGAACGGATCAGCCATGTAGGATGAGTGGGAAGACGAATGTAGTTGATAAGATTACAGACATCAAACAGATTACTTCATGCTCAAAGTTGAAGATGTTACCGACCAAAAGGGCAAAGGATATTTTCAAACAGAAGGCGAACCAGTTGATCGCGCTCAATGTACTTACGGAGCTAGATCTGGAGCAGCTTGCCGTTTATGCCAACTCTCTCGATCTGGTATTTGACTGCCTGGAAGGAATGAGGGAGCCTGCCATTCCTAAATATGACAAGGAAGGGCATTTGACGGGTTATGTTGCACCACCTGAGTTGGCATTATATCGGCAAATGGTAGAGATCGTGAATAAAATCGGTTCCGATTTTGGTTTTTCTCCGATATCAAGACAAAGGATTAACACGGCTACTACGGGAAAAGAAGAAACAATTGAAGATTTATTGGGTTGATTATGGCTAAGAAAGGATTGACAAAAGGTGAAGAATACCGACTGAAAGCTCTGTCATACATCGACAGGGTAATGTCAGGGGAACGACCGGCAGGGAAATATGAACGACTGGCGGTAGAAAGACACCTGAATGATTTGAAGATGGCCATGGAAAAGGGCATCTACTTCGATGATGCAGCAGCAAGGAAATACCTATCCTTCTGCCAACTCATCAAGCACTTTGAAGGTGAATGGGCTGGTCAGGAATTTATTCCGGAAGACTGGCAGTGCTTTATCCTGTACAGCATATTCGGGTGGAAGACAAAGGACGGTGTACGCAGATTCCGTTACGCGGCGGTGGAAGTTCCGCGTAAGAATGGAAAGACTACACTAGCGGCCATCATTGCACTGATCGGTATGATCGCCGATGGAGAAAGCGGTGCCCAGGTGTATTCTGCAGCCGTGGATAAAGACCAGGCAGGAATCTGTTGGAATGCTGCCGGGCAGATGATATCAAGGAGTAAGAAACTCAGCCAGGTATGCAAAGTATGGAAAACTTCCATCACGTATGAAGAGACAGCATCTTTCTACAAGCCTCTTTCCAAGGAGACGAAAAACAAGGATGGTCTGAACCCTCACTTCGCCATCTGTGATGAGATGCACGCATGGCCTACGGATGATATCTACAACCTGATCACTTCCGGTATGGGTGCCCGGAAGCAGCCACTTATCTTCATTATCACGACTGCAGGTTTCAACAAGGAATCACCCTACTTCAAGATGCGCAAGGTATATATCGACATTCTCGAGGGCGTAAAAACGGATGAGAATACATTCGCCATCATTTATTGCCCGGATGAAGGCGATGACTGGCACGACCGCGCCACCTGGTATAAAGCATCACCTAACTTAGGTGTGTCCGTGAAAGAATCATTCATGGAGATTGAGTACCAGAATGCCATCAACAAAGGCGGGACACATGAAGTGTCATTCAAGACGAAGAATCTCAATATGTGGGTGGATGCTCCGGATGTATGGATCAGTGACGACCTGGTGGTACGCTGCGATCATGGTACCACAGACGACATGCTGGATGGGCAGAAATGCTGGGGCGCGATAGACCTCGCCTCTCACATGGATATCAATGCCCTCGCCCTCTATTTCCCTGAGCTGGAGCATCCGGCCATGAAGTTTTTCTTCTGGATTCCGGAGGCTAAGGTGAAAGAAAAGGAAGACCGCGTGGATTACCGTACCTGGGTGAGCGAGGGATGGGTCAAGATAACACCCGGCAATGTGATCGACATCAACTACTTTGTGAGGGATGTGTCTGAAATACTGCTTCGATACAATATGCAGTCGCTTGCATTCGACCCTGCCAAGGCTTATCACGGGGTCATACAGGGTCTGATGGCAGAGGGGTTTGACGACATCCTGGATGAATTCAACCAAAGCATGCGTAACATGAGCGAACCCACCAAGGAACTGGAATCGCTTGTGGCCTCCGGAAAGCTCGACCTGATGCAGAACCCAGTTATCCGGTGGATGTTCCGCAACGTGGCTATCTATCGAGATGCCAACGAAAACATCAAGATCGACAAAAAGCGGAGCTCTGAGAAGGTGGACGGCTGCGTGGCCGCAGCCATGGCCATCGGAACGAACATGTCTTACGAAGACAACGACATATCCAATGTGGGTGTGGCGTATGTATCAATGAAGTAATTAAAACAGAAAGAATATGAGTTGTCAAAAACAAATGATCAGTATCGAGCCGCCAAAGTATGGCGATCGTACCGAAGTTTTCTACGTAAGCAATTACCGATGCCCGGTATGCAATGGTATCGGTGCATTCATGTCGGACCTGCATGCCGGCAAGCCGGATATCTGCGATCATTGTGACGGAACCGGTAAGGTAAAAGCAAAAGTGACAATTGAATGGAGTCCCGACAGGGATTGATTTAAAATTTGATTAAAAAGATAGTATTATGAGCTACAACAAAATTCATTTGATTGGTTTCGCCGGGAAAGACGCGCAGATATACGATTTTCCTGATGGAAGCAGGGTGGCCAGTTTTACATTGGCTACGACCGAAAGAGGATACACGACTGCATCGGGAGCAACAGTTCCCGAACAGACACAATGGCACAACATCGTATGCAGAGGAGACAGCTGTTCTTTTGCCGAAAAACATGTCAAGAAAGGGGCTGGTTTGTCCGTTGAAGGCAAACTGAAATACAGAAGATATACCACTGCATCTGGTTCTGAGATAACAGTCGCCGAGATCTATGCCGAAAAGGTGGAATTCTTTAGTTTTGGTAAAAAGAAAGAGTAAAGTTTCACTTCAAAAGATAAATATCAATCCAATGAAAATAAAGGAGTTTAATGAGAAAGTATGCATAGGGTCGGAAGTCGTGTTTGAGGGAAAAGTACGCCAGGTGGGAGATATCAACAGGAAGACACACGAGGCGTCACTTGGAAGATCCGAACTGTGGGTTCGATGCTCGGAATTCGAGCCATACTACGGTGGCGAAGTACCGCCGTATGTTGCAGACAAAGAACCGCCAGTCAGGATGGGAAGGCCTCCTAAACCGGTCATAGCCATATTCGCGGACGGGCGTAGAGTTTTTTACCAAACAACGAAAGAAGCTGCCAAGGAGCTGAAAGTAGGAATCCGAACCATCCAAATGGTACTCGGCGGGAAACAGAAAACAGCCCGTGGCATCCGCTTCATGAGGTGATAAACCGGACAGGATTGTAAAATCTTTACAGCTTCTTCTTTGATTTACAACAAAAACTGCTACCTTTGCCCCGTAAACTATTAACAGCCCATGATATTTAACACCGTATTATGGGCATTTATATTACGAAAATGGGAGACATGCTAAAGAAAACAAGCCTTTTCTTGATATTCATGGAAGGCGTTTTGTTTTTCTTCACCTTAGGGAAAAACCCTATCAAAGAATATGACAAGAAGTTCAGGAAGAAAACAGATGCCGAACGAATTGCTCAAGACTGGCGTAATGTAGGAAATGATATCCGGACTGCTTATGAAAAATACAAGGAACAAACCAAGTAACATGCAAGAAATCCAGATAAGCGAACAAACGCACTATTCTGGACCTTTACCATTGCCTGAAGACTTGGCAAAATACGATCAGGTTGTTCCAGGAGCGGCAGAACGGATTATCAAAATGGCTGAAAACGAAATGGAACACAGGCATGTGCAAGAAAACAGAATGTCGAAGAGCGTAATCATTACAACTATCATTTCTATCATTTTTGCATTCTTGTCTGTAATCATCTTGTCGGGCATTACATTTTATGCTCTTTACAAAGGATATGATACGGTAGCGGCATCAATAGCCGTCGGAGCGATAGCGGCAGTTGCAGGCGTATTTATATTCTTCAAATCGAAACAGAACAAATAACAAAAGTTTTCTATCTAACTCAAAGCGGGAACAGACAAAAATCTTTCCCGCTTTTTCTTTGCGTTCTACAAAATTTGGGTATCTTTGCGGTGCGACAATCAATATACAAGCACTGCAAGAGCGCGGGCTAAGAGATAATAGAAGGCATACGGCAGTTCTATTATAATCCGTTACATATATCTCTGATGTATGTTGGTTGTCGCAAACTTGGATTATATAGAGCTGCTTTTTTGTTTCATTCATCTAAATGCGACAACCAGATGAAAGAGTTAAATTTATTCCCTGCTCGGGACAATGGGCTTGTAACGGTTTATAACAACCAAGTAGTAACCACATCTCTACAAGTATCAGATTTTTTCCAACGTCAACATAAAGACGTATTAAACTCCATAAGGAATTTGGAATGCAGTAGTGAATTACGAGAGCAAAATTTTTCGCTTTCGTTCTATACCAGGCCATTACCTAATGGTGGAAGCAAGAAAGAACCAATGTACTATATCGGTAAAGATGGCTTCACCTTCCTCGCCATGGGCTTTACCGGCAAAATAGCCGCCCGATTCAAGGAGGCCTACATCAACGCCTTCAACGAAATGGAAGCGATGCTCCGCAGCAGCCAGGCAACCGAGTATGCCAAGCAGCTGCTCAAAACGAAGGTCGAGGCCTTCAACCAGCGGATCAGGCAGAGCATAGAAATAGGCCGCAAACGCCACGGTATCTACTACGGTCCATGCGGCAACATGCTGCCCACACTCCCCTTCCATGACGATGTGGACCTGGAAAGCAACCTGAACAACCTGCTTTCGTTCGTCAACAACTCGTACCTCGAAAGCATGTACTTCATCTCAGAGATGTCACGCCGCGAAGAAGAACTGCAAGAACTGAAGAAGATCATCGCGCGGTTCACCCGCGAGATACAATCCCAACTAAAGATCTATTAATAGGATCTGCAAGAAACGACATAGGTATATCTCTTACGAGATACTACTATATCTCCGCCGAGATATACCTATATCGTCTTGGAGATATAGGTATGTAAATTTAAACAGATAGCAATATGAAAACAGAAGAAAAGGTGATGGCCATTATCCATCGATACGACAGCGATGCCAAAGTTGACGATCAGCTGAAAGATGATTTGATGTTTGATTCTCTCGACATGGTAGAAACAGCCATGTCTGTAGAGAAAGAGTTTAGTATTTCCATCACGGATGAAGAGATGGAAGACCCGATGTGGGATACTGCAACCGTGCAGGATTTGATTGATTTTGTTAAAGGGAAAATGGAGGAACTTGGTTAAGAATAATGAATAATAAAGCACGTAAACACCAGCAGTAAAGAGTATCGTACGAAGTGGAACTGAAGGCAGACTTCGATAAACAGTTAAGACACCACCTCTTAGTATAAATCTTGCTTGCGTCTGTAGTACGAGTTACAAGGCTGAAACAGTAGTATCTAAAAATCGTACGAGCTGGAAATGCGTGCATCAAAAACATGAATTATGACAAAAGAAGATATTGAAAAAGCAGCCGGAGATTATTCCGGTAGCTCATATGGGTTCACTGAAAACAATTCAGTGATGGCAAAACACAAGGCTTTTGCTGACGGTGCCAACTGGCGTATTAATAGTGTTTGGAATGACTCATCCATCACACCTGATCCCATGCAAGAGTGTTTAGTTCTTCTGAATGATCCAATGAGAAAAGGATTTCATATTGGGAGAATAGAGAATCAAGGTACGAACAATGGGAAATGGAATATCTACGGATATTTTACTCCTTCACTTCATGAATTTGTAATCAGATGGGCATATATGAAGGACTTAATACCAAGTAAGTAAGCAAGGGGGAAGGTTTGCACCGGCAGGCCTTCCCCCTTTTTTTATGCTTCTTAACGGAGCAGTTGTTAAATAACCATAACGAAAAAACGAGTAAAAACGAGCCGCTAAAACACCCCTGAAAAAGCATGTACGCACACAGGCGGCATCAGACGTGGAAAAGCAGCCTGCAAGCCACGGAAAACAATCCCAAACACAACGCTAATACGTTAGTAACTATGTTATTGCAATAAGATACGGGCTAAAGGTTAAAGCCCTTGACAACCATCTCTCCTATTCCCTATCTTTGACCGAAACAGTTAAAGGATGAATATCATATCTAAGTTAAAATCGGCATTCCGCACAGCGTCTTTCCGGTCGGGAGGATATACGAAAAGGTATTCTTTCGACTCGATGGGCGGCGGATTGCCACCCCAAAATCCGAACAGCTGGCTAAGCGGCATATCGGTAAACCGGGCGATGCACTTCACCGCCGTATATGCGGCAATCAAATTGAGAAGCAACACGATTGCATCTTTGCCGAAACTGGTTTACGACATACAACCCGGAAAAGGAAGAAACCTTGCCACGCGACATGCCGTATATCAACTGCTACACTATCGCCCAAACCGATATATGAACCCATTTTCTTTCTGGAACTTCGTGAACACTTGTGTTGACGGGTGGGGAAACAGTTACGTAATCATTGTAAGACGAAATGGAGAACCGGTGGAACTGCTGCCGGTTCATCCTTCGTTTGTGACGATACAGATTGTATCGGGTAAGAAACTGTACCTGGTAGCCGGGAGCAAATATTGGGACGGGACTTACACGGATGAAGATGTGATGCACTTCTACAACTACTCAATAGACGGAATACAGGGAGTCAACCCGATTGTGTACAATGCCGATTCAATCCGTACAGGAATCGGAGCACAACAGTATGGAAACGAACTGTATGAGGGGGCAGGAAACATCAACGCAGTGCTGGAAACAGACCAGGCACTATCGAGCGACAAAGTAGGTACATTCCTGCAAAATTTCAGCGATTCGAAATCGAAGGGAATGCCCGTATTGACGCACGGGGTGAAGTGGAAGACCACCAACCTGTCGCCAGAAGCAGCACAAATGCTGGAGACACGCACCTTCGCCCTGCAGGACATCTGCCGTATATTCTCTGTTCCGCCGCACCTGATTGGAGACCTTAGCCGATCTACTTTCAGCAACATCGAGCACCAGGATATCGAGTTCGCCAAGCACTGCATCCGCCCCATCGTTGAGATGTACGAGTATGAAATGGACCGGAAACTATTCTTTGGATCGGAACGTGGAGAGATGGAAGTACGATTCAACATGGACGCATTACTACGTGGAGACATGCAGGCTAGAAAGGACTTCTACGCATCTGCCATCACCAACGGATGGATGAGCCGCAATGAAGTCCGAGAAATGGAAGACATGAATCCGAAAGACGGACTGGATGAAATGCTGTATCCAGGCAATGAAGTGGTAGTAGGCAAAGAACATCTATTCAATAACAACTCTAAAAACAAAGACGACAAGCATGAACAGACAGCAGGCAATTAAAACCCGTACGATCCCATTCGTATTCAGCGATGAAACGAGGGACAGTTACGGCACGGTGCTGCCGGTGAAAGGATGGGATCTATCCACCTTCAACAAGATGGGCGTGGCATTATACAACCATAGCTCTTACGGCAGTGACCCGGATAATGTAATCGGAACGGCCCGCGCCTGGGTGGAAGGCAACAAGCTGCTCGGGGAGATTACCTTCGAAAAGGAAGATATCAATCCCAAGGCAGAGAAGGTATTCCAGAAAGTACTGGCAGGGACAATCAAGGGATGCTCGGTTGGATTCCGCACGATGGAACGTGGCGAATGGGGAAAAGGTGAAGAAGCCTACGACGGCAAAAAGCCGACCTACTATTATGGCCGCCGATCCCTACTGGAAATATCGGTCACTCCTATTCCTGCCAATCCAAATGCCAAGGTCAGATCAGTACACTCGCAGAAAGCTGATGAAGAGCCTACCGGTGAAATGGAATATCTGGTCGGAGAAGTACGATCGTTCGACACTGACACGGAAGGTGACGAAGAAGAACAGAGACAAGCGGAAGCCGAAAAGGAATCGGCCCTGTTACGCGCCAACGTAGCAATGGCTCAGGCTGATGCTTTAATGGCTATGTCTTAAACAGATTGTTTAACCCCTAATAATAAAGCGATGAGAGAAAGAAAGGACATCGAAAGAGACCTGGCACAAGCCAGAGCAAACCTCGAGGCCGTTACGACCCGGGAAGGTGCAACCGCCGAAGAGATCCGTACAGCGACCGAAGCCGTGCAGCGATTGACTGCCGAACTGAACGCCAAGATCGTGGAGATCGCGGCTGAGAAGGCACAGGCAGAAGCTCAGCAGCGTAGCAATGACAGATCACTGAATCAGCTGAACCAAAGATTCAGCATGGTGAAATTCATTCGCCAATCCATGCCCGGTCAGGTGATGGACGGTGCAGAAGAAGAAGTTCGACAGATGGGTGTACAGGAAGCCCGTACATTAGGATTGAATATCACAGGATCATACATTCCATTGGCAGTAATGGAAGGCAGAGCATTCACAGGCCAGAACGCCACAACACCAGGAGACGGCGGATATCTGATTGAAAGCGAATTGAAGTATCAAGAAGAATTGCGCAAGCGCATGGTTCTGTCTAGTATGGGGACCCAAGTGATTGGTGGATTGACCGGCAACATTACACTGGTAAAAGGTAAGCCGGTCAGTGCAAGTTGGGAACAGGAAAACTCAGCCGTCGCAGCTCAAAAGAAGGCTTTCACATCAGAATCCATTTCACCCAAAAGACTGGCAATGCAAATGGGTATCAGCAAGCAGTTGTTGATACAGTCTTCATTGGACGTTGAGCGCATGGTAATGAATGATATTTTGGCTGCTCACTCTGAAGCACTGGAAGATGCAGCTGTCAATGGCGACGGATCTTCTAATAAACCGACAGGCATCCTGAATGTATCCGGAACAAAGACAGTTGAGTTGGGAACAGATGGAAAGATTCCAACATTCGCCGATATGGTATTTATGGAAACCGAGTTAGCTTCGCTGAATGCAGATCTTGGAAGACTGGCCTATCTGACCAACCCGAAGGTTCGCGGTCTATTCAAGACCACACTTATGTCTGCCGGTGTAGGTGGTTATGTCTGGCAGAACAACGAGGTTAACGGATTCCCGGCATACGCCTCGAATTTTGTTCCGAGCAACCTGACAAAGGGATCAGCTTCGGAAAAATGTTCGGCTATCGTATTCGGTAACTGGAACGACCTGCAGATCCTTGGCTGGGGCGGTATGGATATCATTGTTGACCCATATACATTGGCTGACGAAGGAGCTGTCCGTATAATCATGAACACGTTCCACAATGTATTCGTTCCACGCCCAGAATCGTTCGTATTGATCAAAGACGCACTGGTGACAGCCTAACCCATTTATTGAGATATGAAGATTCAGTTTATCAAATCGGCAGCAGGCTTTGCATACTCAGCGGGTATGCAGGCCGACCTGCCTGAAGAAATGGTGAAGCCATTGATCGAACAGGGCTTTGCTTTTCCGATCGAACAACTCAAAGAGCCGGAATCGGACCTTCCGGAAGACTTCCCAGCACGGGAAATCCTGATCAAGGAAGGGCTGGTGACGATGGCTGATGTGATGGCAGCCAAAGAAACTCTGACCGATATCAAAGGTATTGGCGAGAAGACTAAAGCAGAAATTGTTGAACGATTAACGGAATGAGTTTATGGAGTTGCAGGATTTACCGATCACGACAGACGACCTGAGAAAGCATTTACGTATGCCTGTATCGCCCGACCTGGAAGATCAGCTGCGTGATGCCCTGATGGCAGGCGCAGAATGGGTTGAAAACTATTCCGGAAGGAAGTTGGAAACCTATCCAGAATTGCCCTGGCAAATTCGGGCTGCCATCCTGATGCAAGCTGCTGCCATCTTCGAGAATCCTGCGAATATGGTACAAGAACGGGTAACAGCTGCCGAAAGGCTGGCCGACCCTCTAATATGGCAATCATGGCAGGAAAAGATTACAACTTAGGAAGATTTACCGAAGACGCGGAGTTCCTCAGACCCATTCAGGTAGAAACGGCTACCGGCGAAAGGGAAACGACCTACGATACGTCGGTAAAACGACTGTGTGAGGTGAATGACGTTGTTTTGAAGGCAGACGAATCGCAAGACGCTCTTCCGGAAGAACAAACCCTGCTGCTAAAAACATGGACCGTCGCAGGTGCTTCGAACGACTGGAGGATAAAATACGGTGATGTTGTATATGACATTATCCGGATTGAACGACAATTAAGAGGTATCACTTTCTATTATCTGAGGAGGACCGATCAATGCAACGAATAAACGAAGCTTTCTATTCCATGCTTCGCCAATGGATACCGGAAGGTACTGAAATATACCCTACCATTGCGGCTGAGAACGCAAAGTACCCATATTGCGTTACCAACATGAACGGATTTACCGTGAGAAGTACCAAAATGGGGGTCGTTGGGTATGTATTCAGTTACGAGATCAACATCTGGGGATGCGCTTTCAACCAGGTGGACCGTATCGCCACGAAGGTCATGTCGGAGGCAGAGGCGTTTGAAGAAGTCCGTTTCGATGACCCTCCTGGAAGGATGACGGTAATGATTACCGACGGCGTGTCCGACTATACGCAGGGCGGATTCGTGCAGGCTCTGAAATTCAGTATAAAATATGATGGAGGTGCAACATGAATAAAACTTCTGCAAGGATAGACGACACTTCTATGGTTGTTTTCTTAAACAAACTGGAAGACAAGAAATTCAACAACGCATGTCTTTCCGGCATACGAGAAGGAATGAAGATCCTGGCTAAAAAGACAACCGACAACTTCAAATCCAAAAGAAGGGGTTTCAGGCAAAGAAAGGTGTGGAACCCAAGGAAACGGAAAATGAAGATCCTGAAAGTGGCAACAATTGTGGTAAACCGAAAGGTGAACACGGTTAAAGTACATATCCTGGCCGATTACCGGGTGAAATGGATGGAAACCGGCACGGATGAAAGAACAGTGAAACACTGGTTCGGAGGCTGGAAAAGCCATTCGGTTGGTTCGGTAAAGCCTGAATACTTCTTCAAACGCTCTCAGGAGGAGGTCAAAGACCAGGTAGATGAAAAAGCGACGGCAGAGATTACACGTAGAATCAATAGGCTAATTTAAATTAAATCATCATTATGGCAAGACAAAAAGGAGATTACATCGAGGGAAGAGACCTCATGGTATTCGTAGATACATCAGGAGGAAGTGGCGGACCGACATGGACCAAGACGGCAGCTGCCACCAGCCACACGATCTCGTACAGTGCCGAGACCAAGGAACGTGTGACGAAAGACACCGAGAACGGGGCATTCAGCCAGAAATCCGTCACCAAGCTGTCGGTTTCTATCAGCGTGGAAGCACTTACCACGTACCAGGCTGACTGTGGGTTCAAATCTTTGTTGAAGATGTTCAAAGAACGCAAGCCGGTGAAACTGAAATACGGTTTTACCACCGATGAAGGGACGGAAGAGCACGAAGAGGGACTGTTCGTCATCACCAGCCTCGAAGAGAGCAGCCCGGCGGATGACGACGCTACCTACTCAGCCACGTTCGAGAACACCGGCAACGTGGAGACCAAGACAGGAGGCTCGTGAATTTAGGTAGGTATATCTCGACCGAGATATAAGCACATCTCCGCCGGGATATACCTATATCGGCAAAGAGATACAGGTATGTAAAAACAAGAAAAAAGAATATGAACAAAATCAAGCTCCAAGGAAAAGAATACCCGGTACGCCTGACCATCGGCGCGATGGTGGCCTACAAGCGCGATACCGGCGAGGACTTCACCCAGTTCCGGGGCGATGACATGGAGAAGCTGGGGTGCATCATCTTCCACGCTGTGCGGACTGCCTGCAAGTCGGACGGCGTGGCCTTCCCATTCGACAAGCCTGACGACATGATCGACTACATCGACATGGACCAGGCGACGGCAGCCCTCGGACTGGCAGCCGGGCAGGAAGGCGGCGAGGCAAAAAAAAACTGACGGTTACAGAATTGATTGGCTTTGCGGCGGGTGTCGTGGGGCTCCATCCGGCGGACATCTATTCCATGGACATGGGAACCCTCGACGCCGCCATCCGCGCCTGGAACGAGCAGGAAGAGCAACGCTACCGCACCTCGTGGGAACAGACCCGCTTCCTGGCGCATTGCCTCTTGACTCCCTACTCGAAGAAGAAACTCCGGGCGGAAGACATCATCCGTTTCCCGTGGGAGGGCGGACGGAAGAAGGCAAAAGAAAAGCCCCGCCGGTTGTCGCCGGAAGAGCTTCGCAAACTGGAGGAGCGGTTGGGCGTTTAAAGCCTTACACCCTACTTTTCATCTTCTTCCTGTTCCGGACCCTGGCACCTGCAATCGTTGTCTCCCAGATGACAGATTCCGTAAACGACAAGGCACGTAAAGACAAACACAATCCCTGTTATGACCTCTATACTCATAAGTCTAATTAATTAGTTGCTGCGAAGATAATGAATAATTTAGTATATACCATCCAACTTGACGCTAAAGGTAAACTGCTGCCCGAGATAAAGATAATCCGGCAACAGATGGACGGCGTTACGCAATCGGCCAAGAAGGCGAACGGGATGTTCTCGAAGATGCAAACCATTTGCTCGAAGATGACCAGCGTAAACTTTGCGGCTTGGGCTACGAATGTACAGAATGCCTTCGATGGGCTGGCTTCCTTGTCGGAATCCGGTACCGGCTTCCAGCAAAGTATGGCGGACCTGCAAGCCATCACCGGGATCGTGGGGAAAGACCTGCAAACCATCAGCCAGGCGGCACGTGAGACAGGCAAGCAGTCCGGACTGGGTGCAAAAGGCGCGGTCGATGCCTTCACCCTCCTAGCCTCGCAGATACAGATCGACAAGATCGGGCTGCAGGGATTGATGCAGCTGCAGAAAGAGACCATCACGCTGGCACAGGCCGGCGGACTGGAGATGGCAGACGCGGCAACGGCCATGGCTGCCACCATCAACCAGTTCGGACTGGAAGCATCAGAAGCTAACCGAGTGATCAACGTACTGGCAGCTGGCTCGAAATACGGGGCAGCCGAAGTGGCAGACCTGGCACAGTCGTTCAAGGTGTCGGGCGCAACGGCTGCAGCTGCCGGACTGTCGGTCGAGCAGACAGCCGGGGCGATCGAGGTACTCTCGCAGATGAACCTGAAAGGGGCGGAAGCCGGGACAGCCTTGCGCAACATCATCCTGAAACTGCAAACCACCTTGGGCGTTGACCTCTCCAACGTGGGACTGGCCAAGGCTCTCGACGGACTGAAACCGAAACTACAAGACACAACCTATCTCGCAAAGGTGTTTGGGGCGGAAAACATAGCCGCCGCCCAATACCTGATCACGAACGCGCAGGCAGTCGACGAGATGACAGCCGCCGTTACCGGCTCGAACGTGGCACAGGAGCAGGCAGCCATCCGCACCGACACCGTGGCAGAGAAGATGAAGCAGATACAGGCGCGTATCGACGACATGAAGATTTCCATCTTCGAAATGAGCGGCGGGTTGACCGGTTACGCATCCGCCCTTGGCGATACTGGGGTGATGATCTCGCAGATGATACCGTTGATGTCGTTGCTGAAAAGCGGCGTGTTGAAGCTGACAACCGTACTTGGCGGTCTGGCTGTGGCATGTGGTCCGAAGCTGGCGTCAGGCTTCAAGATTGCCTATGCAGCCATGTCTGCCTTTTCTTTCCAGGCGAAATACTGGATCGCCACCACGCTATTGGAGATCCCTTCCAAGATCATGTTGGTCGTCAAGTCGCTGACAGCACTCCGTGTAGCAACGGTAGCCGCCACCGTCAAGCAATGGGCGTTGAACGTTGCCATGTATGCCAATCCGATCGGGTTGATCGTAGCAGCCATAGCCGCCCTTACAGCCGGACTGGTGATCGCCTACAAGAAGCTGGAAGGATTCCGGAACTTGGTGCATAAGCTATGGGAAGACCTGAAGGTGGTACTGTCCATCACGAAGCCGGTATCGAAAGGACTGGGCGAGGTAACATCAGCAGGAAATAAACGGGTGGATGTAAAAGGTTCGGTCAATATCACTAATGTAGAAGAGACGAACAAGAGCCTGCGAACCCTACAAGGGCGTGTTGACGACCTGAAGAAAGCGTTCGATCCGAACCGTATGTGGAACTCACTTGGCATACCACGGGATGTACAGGGATCTCCAGCAGGTACAGCAACAGGAAACAAATCCAAATCCGGCACCGGGGAAGCCTTGAACACCATAGCCGGATTGCAGAAGAAGATCCAAGAACTGAAAGAGCTACAGGAAAAATCATCCGTGCAGAATGCGATCAACCTGCAAAAGGAAATAGACTTGTACCAGAAGAAGCTCGACCTGATCAACCTGCAGATCGCCAAAGGCGTGGCAGGGAATTTGGCAGACAGCAAATACAAGGATACGATCTCATCGTCTGTCGCGACATTACCGGTACCGGAAAAGATCAGTATTCCTGTTGAGTTCGACAAGTCTACCCTTTCGCGCTCTTTCCAGATCATGAAGCAGCAGTTTTCTGATTCCATCAAGGAAATCGAGATTACCGGTGAACAGATAGGTGGCATCCTGACCGGTTCTATCCAGCAATTCGCCTCTGGACTTGGTGAAGCCGTCGCTTCCGGAAACGGGCTGGAAGTATTCAAATCCATGCTGACTGGGTTGATGGATATGCTGAGCCAGTTCGGTGCGGCGTTAATAGCAGCCGGTACGGCTACGCTCGCCTTCAAATCCATGTTTGCCAACCCGATTGCGGCTATCATTACAGGTACAGCACTGGTAGCTGCCACCGCAGCAGCCAAGGCAGCCCTACAGAATGCCACCGCCTTCGCCAACGGTGGCATCGTCAGTGGTCCGACATTGGCTTTGGTGGGTGAATATTCCGGGGCACGAAACAACCCGGAGGTAATCGCCCCGCTGGATAAGCTCCGGTCGATGATCGAACCGGCACGGCTGTCGTTCGATAGCCTTTATCTGGAAACCAAGGTGCGTGGAAAAGATCTCTATGTAGCCTTACAGGGTGTAGAACATAAAAATGTACGGACACGATGAGCATGAACTTACGATACAGAGGAGGCTTCTACAGTTATGCTGATATGCTGTATGAGGTGGATATTTACCAGGAAGGTTTTTCGGGCGAAGTGCAACAAGTAGGCTTTGGCGAGTCGCCTGTCGAGATCGAATGGCAAGAGACCGACAAACTCGAGCCCGTACAGAGCAGTTCGGCTACCGTCCAGCTGTTCTCCGATAATGACAGACAGTTTGTCGACCTCTATACGGTGAAAGCCGGGAGCGTCCGGCTGGATGTCTATCGGGAAGGCTCGCTCTACTGGAGCGGTACGCTGGATACCGAACTGTACGAAGAGCCATTCTCTTACAAAGACGGATATTGCGTGGAACTTACCTTTTCCGACTTCGCCATGCTCGATCGGATGAAATGGAACGTGCGCGGATTTATCAGCATGGACCAGATCATCCGGAAGGCATTGGATATGTCGGGCGTGAAGTATTCGGCTATCGACACACGGATCAGCACCAAGACCTCCAGCGGAGCATCCGGTTCGGTCTATACAGCCGTATCCGTACTTGGCGACAACTTCTTTGACGAAGACGACAAGCCGATGACGATGCGCGAGGTACTTGACGAGACGCTGCGCCCGTTCTCGCTCCGGATGATACAGAAGGGCGGCAAGATCGTATTGTACGACCTGAACCAGCTCTATCCCGAAACACCGGAGAAAGTGGTATGGGATGGAGACGATGCGGTGCTGTCGGTCGACAAGACATACAGCGACGTACTGCTTACGTTTTCGCCTTACGAAAAGACAACCCTGCTGGATGCCACGGTAGATCCTGAAACCGTCACCGGAGGATCCCAATACACGACCTACGTGGACAACCGCTTCGAGGCGGACGCCGTAGGTTTCCGGATGACCATTTCGGATACTGGCGAGGGTGTTGTAAAGAATATCAAGCCGAAGTTCTTCCGGGTGGACCCGGTGTATTCCGGCGATTCTGAAGCAGGGATAGCCTGGGCTTATTCGACCCGAAAAGGAACAGGTGGCGACTTTATCCAACATATTCAACCCGTATTGCCTCCTACCGGTACGGTTGAAATGATATTCCGGGCAGGACCTTCTTCCTTCATCTATCCGGTGAGCACGGACGGAAGCGGGAAGTTCCAGCTGAAGGTGACGATCAATATGCTCTTCGACCCCCGATACAATCCGTTCGAGGATGCCGGTAAGTACAACGAGCAAGGCAACTGGGACGAACAGCAGGACCGTGCCAATTTCGTCTATCTGCCCATCAAACTAACACTACGAGATGATAACCGGAACGCCCTTCTGCACCTGCAGAACTCCGGTGTGAAGGACAGCGATTACTACTACCATTCCACGACCAACGTGAAATGGGTATCGGGCGAAGCCGCTTGGGGGGATGCCTTCCTGTGTTGGTGGAAAGGCAACCGGAAGGATGAATCCGGTTTGGGAGGATGGCAACTTAACAAACAGATCATCGGGTATTACCGGGATACGCTTCCTTCACGGTTCGACAAGATGGGCGATGGCGAGTTTGTCCCCTTCCCCGACAAGTACGGATACCTGGAACTGGAAGTAGGAACAGGATTGATCACGTGGGACTATAACAAGGAGATCAACACCAAGAACTATTCGCAGTGCCGCCATTGGTGGTTCAAAGATCCCAAGGTGGAACTGGTGGACGGCTACGGGAACAGCATCAACACGAAAGACATCAGCTTCTCGGCGTGGATCAACGAGGATGCCGCCGAAGAGATCAAGATCGACACCGTGCTGGGGACGCTCGAGAACCCTTCGCCGGTGGCATTGGGGCAGGTGTTCGACACGCAGACACATGCGGTTGTCGGTACGTTCTACCGGGGCGGCGTGCAGGAACGCCTCGAGAAGCTCATGATCGGGACGGTCTATTCCAACTACGAGGGACGCAATCTGGTCTTGTCGGGTACAGCGGACCTGATTCCCGGATTCTGCACGCTCACCGACAGGAACGAACCGGGCAAGTACGTCATCCTACAGGAGACGCAACGCCTGCGTGACGAAGAGAGCAATATCAAGATGGTTCAATTCTCGGAAGATCATTTCGAGGGGGTACGTTTTAAATGATTAATGGCATGGCGAAAGAACAATATAAATATGTAGAAGTGCAAATTCCGGCTACGCCGCGCAACAAACGGTTGACCGATAGTATCCAGGCGGCAGCACAGACTGGTGGCGGAGGTGGGGGAGGATATCCGTCTACACCCCAGTATTGGGAGCTGGTAACTGTAAAGGAGGATGGTACTGTATTGGAAGAATCACAATATTACCTACGGCCTATCTCGGGTAAACATGTGATTGTTCCTGGTGATGTTGTAGCCTTTGCCGACGGCGGTGAATATGCCAGTGGCCTTCCGGTGGCCGACTATGATACATTTGGCCTGTTTAAGGCAAAACAGGGAGGTGGATTGCTATTCGATGTAAACGAAGGATGGTATGTTGATCCGGAATTTGCCGGTTGCGGTGGTATTGATGAAGAACAGCTGAGTCAATATCTTACAGACAACAACTATATCACTGTCGATTACTTGACAAAGCAGGGTTATCTCACTCTTTCTTCTCAGTTGACAGGCTATAATAAACCTGAAGCTTATTCTCCGATTACCGCGACAGATACGATTCTGTCGGCTATCGGGAAGCTGGAAAGGAATTTCGGGAACTATGTTGATTTGACAACAAACCAAACTATCGGCGGTGTTAAGACTTTCAACGAAACATTATTGTCGAAGAAAGATATAATCGCATACGCCGACGGTGGAGAATACGCGAGTGGATTGCCTGTAGCTGATCAATATACCTACGGACTTGTCAAGGTGGACGGAACGACTGTCCGTATCAATGCTGACGGGCAGTTGGAGGCAGACTCCGGGGGTGGTATTGACTTCACGGTCGGGACTGGGCTGCAATTATCTGCTGATTCTGTACTTTCGGTTAAATTTGGCACAACAACCGGCACGGCTTGTCAGGGTGATGATTCGCGGCTTAGCAATGCAAGGCGTAATCCTTATTATCTGTCATGGTCTGGGTATAATACCGGATCTTATGATGGCTCTGCATCTGAGAGCTTCGAGATACCCAATAACACGAGCCAGTTAATCAATGGTGCAGGATTTATCAAGGATGGCAACGGGAATTTCACTACCTTGGCCAACTCCGGCAGCAGTAGCCAGTATTTGGCTGGTAATGGAAGATTCTATACAATATCGCATAGCGAGATTGACGGATTGTCGAGCAATTATGTAACCCTATCAACTACGCAAACCATAACAGGGCAGAAATCATATACAGCCATGGGATGGTATAAGGGAATTGGAATCCTGAGGGCTGGATCGACAAGCAATATGTATATTGCTTTTGCAGAAGGAAGTGGAAACTGCATAAATGCTTATAATGCTGGTACCGGAGCTATTGGTAATATCTATCTTAATTATCAAGCAACAAATGCATTTACTCGAGTTGATGCAAGTAATAATCTTGTAACAACCGGAGATGTGATAGCATACGCCGACGGCGGAAGCTATGCCAGCGGTTTACCAGTCGCTGATTCATATACATACGGATTGATTAAGTATGACGGTACGACAATTGGTAAAAATTCTTCAGGGCAGTTGTACGTGATAGGAGGATCAGGAGGTGGAAGTACAATTCAAGTAATAGATAATCTTACAAGTTCTTCTACAACTGCAGCGTTATCAGCTAATCAAGGACGATTGTTGGATCAAAGACTACAAAGTGTCAAATTTGGGTCTGCATATACAGATTATGTTCCGGTCTATTTGGGATCAACATCATACAACTTGTCAAGATATGGGCATACACATAGCCAGTACTTGACATCACATCAAACAATATATAGTTTGAAACTTACCATTAATGGTACAACTTATACTTATACCCCAAATAGCGGATCAAAAACTGTAACAATAAATACAAGTGGAAGTGGTAGCAGTTGGAATGGTGGAACAATATCCAATAATATTACAATAGATAAATCATCTGGAGTTGCCATGTTAGCATTGTATGGTTCTAAATCAGACTGGCAAGCTGCTCAAATTCAACTTGTAAATGAATATTACACTGATTATCGGAGAAAATGGTGTATTGATTTATCTGGAAGTAGCGAACAAAGTGGAGATCTATGTTTTCAAAATTATAATTCAGCTGGAACGGGATCGGCAAACCAAAGTCCTTGGTATCGATTTAAAATATTCAAACATGGCACTGCGACTAATGGAGTTGCAGCAGCAGGCCAATATGTAAATAATTCTGATGCTAGATTGAAGAATATATTATACAGTTATCATAACAGACCGATAAAGTTATTGGGGGATAATAATTCAATATTAGATAAAATCAGGTGCTTGAACGCAAAATATTATTATTGGAAAGTTCCTGAAAACGCCAGTGATGAAGAAAAATCATTACCATTCTATAATACAATACAACTTGGATTTATTGCGCAAGAAGTTGAAGAAATATTTCCTGAATTTGTATCAGAAGATAATGGTTATAAGCTACTTAATTATGTAGGATTAGGTTCTGTTGTTGCAGTAGAAGGCGTAAAAGAGCTGTACACCCGATTCCTGCCAGTTGAGAACAAAGTAAAGATATTGGAAAGCCGGGTGCAGAACTTGCAGCTTCGGCTGGACAATGCTTACCGGGAGATATTCGAACTTAAACAACAGAAGGGAGGTGCGGCATGATTTTACCTAAGAAGAATTTAAGAGCTGTAGATATTGGTTGTACGATTGGCGAGTACGTACCAGGTATTATTAATGGAGTAAAATGCAATACCATAGCTACACAACCTTGGATTCTATGTACCAGCGACAAGATCAACATGTGGGCTAAATACAAGCCTGTTAAAAACAAATTTACAGACATTCGTCCAACTGATTGGTGGCGAGCATTTGACAACAAGTGCGGAATACAATATACAGAATATGGGAACATTAAGGCTATGATAGATTTTATAAATACAGGACAAAATCCTTTTCAGCATGACCCACCATCAGGAGGTTCAATATTCCCATATAGACTTGGAGATTTTGCAGGATATAATCCACTTTCAACCCCCCCAATAATATCTTCAAACATGGAGGGTATATACTATAAGGATAACGGATCAATATCTGCATATCCAATCGTAAGAAGGGAAACGGAAGATGAGTTAAATGTATCTGACATATTCGACCAAGCAAAAAATGGTCTGTATTATGGAGCGGCTTTTGTGAAGAATGGATCATCTACATACAAATGGATAAGTTCAGTTGATCCAATAACTGAAAATTCAGGGATTACTGAAATACCATTATCATCATTTGATTCTACAACATATTATGTGTATTTCTTCTTAACAAGCGTTAGCAAGCCGTCTTTTTCTATGGCTGATATGGTTGGAAGATTTATTTCATGTCCAGGCAAATCAAAACAGGTAATAGAAATAAAAGACACAGCCGTGTTTATAACAATAACAGCCTTTTGGGATGGATCTGGCGGAGTTACAGGATCTATAACTGTAAAAAACACGTCAGGAGAAATATCTTATTTTTCAAATTGTAGTGTCCAAATAAGGTATGGAAGCTCTAATGTAAATGATCAGATGATAATAGGAGAAAGAATCGTAAAAATAGATCAATTTCAAGTATCACCTAATAATACCTATTCTGTTGATTATAGTGCTAATGGGGTACTTCCTGATTATTCATCACGTGGTGGAGGAAAGGTATATTTCTTTGCCAACAACGAATTAAAGGCTCAAGCGTTTATGATACAATCTTCTTGATGTATTACGAATAAATAACCCCTTAAAAAAGAAAGGAGACCATTATGTTACGTTACAAGCTAGTCCAGCGGAAGGACATGTCGAAGGGAGCTTTGGAAGGATCGAAGCTCTATTATCCGCAAGTGATCAACCAGGGGCGCGTGTCGTTCGATTCGCTCTGCGAGGAAGTGGCCGAACAGTCGTCACTCACCAGCGGTGACATCAAGAACTGCATGGACCGCCTGATCAACTGCCTCGTGCGCCACTTGAAAGAAGGACGTTCGGTGGATTGCGGCGACCTCGGTTCGTTCCGGATCAACATCCGAAGCACCGGTGCCGACACGCCCGAAGCCTACGACGCCGCCACCATGATGCGCAAGCCAAGCGTCCAGTACTATCTGGGCAAGAAGCTGCGCGACATGCAGGACACCGGCGTACAGTACGAACGCTACACGCCGCCATCCAACGAGTAGTGGCATCGCTTCCGGCACATAGGTATATCTCTTCCGAGATACTACTATATCTCCGCCGAGATATACCTATATCGCCACGGCGATATACCTATGTAATTTCAACCTCATTTTATAACCATTTAAAAACGATTTAATCATGGAATCAAAAACAGTATTCAGTAACGGACGCAACACGTTCGACACAGTGATCGAGAGTGAAACATTAGTTATGCGCGGACAGGCAACCGTCGGGACATCCGGCAACACCTTCTACGGGCAGATCTACACAAAGAGCGGCGAAGAGTATATCGGCGACTACTCGCAGACCAACCTCTCGATCGCCAACCCGTCACGCATGTCGTACTTCTTGGATGCTGCCACCCTGTTGGTACAGCTCAATTCTGACGTAACCGCAAAAGCGCAGGAGGTAGCAGCATGAAAAAAGGCGAGATCGTAATTATCAACAGCATCTTTGGGAGCGAAATCCGTCTCCCGAAGATGAAAGGCGAAGACCTGTACAAGGTGCTGACTGCTAAGGCAGAGATTTCTTCTATTGTAGAAGAAATCCAAAAGAAGGCTGAAGAACTGAAGAACGGCACCAAGCCGGAATCCGTCGATCCGATGAACTTCCGGGAAGACGATCCGGATGTGATCGAATGGAAGAAGCAGTTCATCCCGATGCAGAACAAACTCTATAATGAAGAGTTCGAAGGTAAGTTTCCAGATCCATGCATTCCCCGTGACGTATTCCCGGATATGATCGTAGGTATGTCTGCCGGTAATGCGGAATTATTGTTGAAGTATTTGGTGGTTAAATAAAAATTAAAACTATGGCAGCAAAAACTATATCATTCAGCCAAAAGGGCGGGCAGTATGAATCGGAAGCATTCCAGCCTGCTTCTGAGAACATTGTTATCCGTGTGGACTTTGATAAACCTGGATCATGTGATTTATACAGGAGTATAGATGGAAATGAGGCGTATGTGCAAGCGGCCAGCATTACACCTTCTTATCCGTTGAAATCAGCAGAAGAAATAAACGTGTCAGGCATCAAGGCGGGGCAATACCTGAAAGTCGTATTCCCTATGTCTGTGCCGTCTAAAATAATGATACTGGAATGAAAAGGATTGACTTACGAGAAAGCGGAATCCGTCTGGCCGATGTTGTTTCCGGATCTGAAGGTGGTCCAGTTGATCCGGGTTATACCGATTACGAATTAGAGGCGCAATCTCTATTCCTAAAGGTAAACACGACAACTGTCACATTGAAAGACGGCAAGACAGCTGCAGTGGCATCCAACGATCATATCAAGATCGTGGATGAAGATCTGAAACATTATACGCTGAAGGAATGGAACGATAGGTCTGTTGCCAACGGATTTGATAATTCTTTGGTCGCAAAACCTATTGGATTTAGCCTTGAGTGTAATGGCGTGCGTACAATAGTTCGCTGGCAATGGACGGGTAAATATTACTCTCCTACCGGTGCCGGTACGGCACCGACAGATGCTATGCAACATAGTATATATGATTACAATCAAATTACAGCTGCAGCGACAGGTAAGGATGCAACCATTACAGGAGAACTTGATATGGGAACCGGAAAAGCAGGTACACATTTCTCTGACGATTGGGAAGTAAGAGACAACGGAGATACTTTATCTTTGTATTCTGGCAATACAAAACGAACTTGGGAAATGGCGAAGGATTGTGGTAATGTCAATTCTGTGATTGCAACCAACTTCAAGGAGCGAACAGATGCGATGTGGGCACAAAACGAATGGATGCGACACCGATTTGCTATATCGTCTGGTATTGCCACAGACCAGCCAGACGGAACGATGAAGGAGGTTCAGATTCTTAATGTTGCCGGTACTCAGCCGCAAGTTGGCGAAGACATGTATTTTTACATTGATGGAATAAATACCAATTTGATGGCAAAGTATAACCTGAATAATAAACATGATAATTCATCTGAATATCTGACATTTTCTATTTCAGATTATATATATGAACAGCAGAAGGCGAACGGTGTTAATATGAATGATACAGGCGTGAATAGTATCGAGAAACCGGTTCTCGTGCCAGGAGCCAAGGGCGCTGAAGCTATTGCTGTAAATGGGTATTGGTATATAATCACCCCTTATATTTCAAGGCCAGGTGAAAATATCTCAATGGATTACAATGTATGTGATAGTCCAGCGGTGTATTATGTACATAGTTTGTCTGGTGATCTATATATAATCGGAGATCGTGAACTCCACCCTATTTGGGTGAACAAATCCATTATAACAGGCCTTGTAAATTATCTACGGACAAACGAAGAAAGAAATTCCGATATTCCATCACTGCCTTCAGGCAGCTGTTGGAGTGCGGTTCGGGGCAGCTCGACGTTCGCCTGGTATGTCAGCTTGGGTACTGGCAACGTGAGCTTCACGGTCACCTACGGCAGGTGCACGGTTTTCCCGGCCTCGGTTTTTTGATTAATCTACGTCGTGCGGATGCACGACGGAATAACCCCTTTAAATGGAATGATATGAATAGATCTAACTTGCAGCAATTAAAACAGCCTATTATAAATCGAGTAATCGAATTAAATCGATACTTGATAAGCATAGGTTCGTTAGCCTATAAAATTATAAGCAGGAATTACATAGACAATTTGCTAAAGCAGGGCCATATATTATTCAACTACGCTATGCGTCAGTTGAAGGGTCTGGACTATTACAAGCGTGCTTGCGAGATAGTCTATGAGATTCAGTCTGGGATATATTTTATTGCTTCGTTAGGCGGATGTAAGACAAAACAAGCATCTGTAATAGACGTAATATGCGATGAAATATTAGCTATGCTTTCTAAAATGAATAACAAGGCAAATGCCGGAATCAAACAGTCTTGAACTATGTTGAGTGCGCATGATTATTTATTTAAAGGTCCCCGTGCTTGTAACGAGCAAGCTATATCACCAATCGGGGAAGAGGAGCCTTCAGGCAACTGTTGGAGTGCGGTTCGGAACAACTCGACGAACGCCTGGTATGTCAGCTTGGGTAATGGCAACGTGAACAACACGAACACCTACAACAGGTACACGGTTTTCCCGGCCTCGGATTTAGATAATGAGTGCAGTAAGTGGATCGATGCAGAAGATGATTGTTATAAGAATAAACATTCATCCATAGAAGCGGCTTCGTATCATTTCCATTTAAGCCAATTGAGATATTTGATCGATAGAATCAAGAACGGATACAAACCTACAACAAGTATATGTTTTGTGTTGGACTATCCGGTGTACAGGGAAGTTTTTGCAGCCAACTATACAGATAGAATAGTCCACCATTATGTAGCCAGAATAATCAATATAGTATGCGAACAGGTGCATACGAATAATGAAAACGTAAGTCATGGCAATCGCATAGGCTATTCGACTTTGACCGCTCATAAACAGATTCAGGACAATATTAAAGAGGCTTCTGAATGCTATACAAAGCCCTGTTTCGTGGCTACCATGGACATAAAAGGGTTCTTTATGTCTATCGATCAACAGATGGCTTATGACATATTCCTTATGTATGCAGACAAATATTATAACGAGTCAGATAAGTGTTTTATGCTGAATCTTATTAAGACTCTTCTCTTCCATAATCCAACATCGGACTGTGAGCGAAGATCTCCCATCGAAAAATGGGATCATGTTCCGCTCAATAAAAGCTTATTTAGCGTTAAAGCTGGAAAAGGACTTCCAATAGGTAATTATTACTCACAGCTAATAGCGAATCTGTTTTTAGCTCCTATGGATGATATAATTCAGTCTTCCGGAATAAGATATACCCGATTTGTTGATGATATATGTATCGTGGCAAGGTCATCGAAGGAAATTGTTGAAACAAGGAATAAAATCAAGTCTATTCTTTCCGAGATGCAACTGGAATTACACCCTAATAAATTCTACATACAACCTTATCAACATGGAGTTAAATTCTGTGGCCGAGTCGTTAAACCTGCTAGAACTTATATATCGAATCGAATCCGATATGGTTTATACACGATGATTAAAAAGTATATTCGAAGTCCTTCATTGAATAACGCCTACCGGCTTCAGCAAAGTGTAAACAGCTATTTTGGATTAATGAATGGAACTGCTTCTTATTATATTAAGAAGGACGCTATAAAATTGATAGAGATGTATTATTCGGAATGGGTATTCTTTCGAGATGTTAATAATAGGCTGATATGTACAATCAAAGAAGAATATCGACCTGGAAAGTTGTCTCTAATGAATGTATCTGAATTTATTTCAAAATACAATCCAACATTATATGCTAAGCGATTACGGAAGGCTAAGAATAGAAGAAAGAAACGGAATATTAACAGCAACATTCAAGTCAAAAATGAAATACGGAAAATTGATTAATAATAATCTCGACATAAAAGAAGTCGAGAAAGGTATGGAGATAGGAGGTAAACTCACTGAACAGCAGCTTAAAGAACAAGGCTACAAGCCTGTATGCGAAGTTGAAGAACCCGAAGGAGCAGAATACTTCGTGTATCGTGAATACGATGCCTGCTTCGTACAGGAATGGCGCATGAAAGACGAACCTTTACAGGAAGGTGATATATGGACTTCGAATAGTGGCGTTGATCCTTCATTTAACGACATTCTACGGATTCAGAATGACATGTCATTTATATCAAACAATATAAATAATTATCATTTATCCGAAAAAGAAGCAGTTCAGGTTAAGTCTATGTATCCAAAATGGGAAGTAGGTCTTTACGTAAAAAAAGAAGAAAGATACGAACATCTCGACAAGCTGTATGAAGTAGATCAGGACCATGTCACTCAAGAAAACTGGGCACCGGATAAGCAAAGTTCTTTGTGGCACGAAGTATCTTATCACGAAGGTACTAAGGAAGATCCGATCCCATACAATGAAGATCATAACCCACAGTTTCAAGGCATGGTGTTAGAATTGGGTAAGATATACACTCAGGATGGAATATTATATGAGTGCATACGCGACAGTCAAGGAGTGAAGATCGTACAGGACTTGGCTGGTTTGGTAGATAATTATGTAGAAGTTGTGAAATAACAAATATGTTTAACCCTTTTAAATTTTTAGTCGTATGAAAAAAGTAATGTTTGTGATCGTCATGATGATGATCTTTGTTCCTGGAGTGTTCGCGCAAACGGAAGTAATAAGCGAAGAAGCTCAGTTTGCAATAGACCTTTCTACTTTCGGTGGAATAGTCGGGTTAATATCTTCGGCAGTAACGCAGATTTTTAAGTCATTCCCGGTTATTGATGGAAGCAAGATTGCAAAGATTGGTATTTCTGTTGGCGTTGGAATTATTGTCTGTATGCTGGCATGGGCACTGAAGATCTCGGAACCGTTGGCTGGACTTATTTGGTGGCAGACGCTTATTTATGGAGTTGCTGCCGGATTATCCGGATGTGGATTCTATGACTTGGTAAAGGTTGTTTGGGAACTGTTTAAACCGAAAGATGAAGTAATTCATTTGGATTAAGTTTTAGGTAGTTTAGGTTATCAATTGGGCGGTGTGACAGGCCGCCCTTCATTAGAAAAAGATGGAACAGACAGAAGCAGCATTACAAGTAGCAAAAGGTATCAGCGAGTATGGAATCTTGGTGGTCATAGCAGCTTTTTTCCTTGTATTCGCCATAGGAGTATTAGTGTGGAACATGGTATCTTACAAGAATCTGACAGAACGTATCTTTACTGAATTTGGTGAGAAGATTACTGATGTACAGGAGAAGGCAAATAAGAATCTCGAAACGATGGTTGATATTGCAGAAGGTTTGATTCCGGAAACACAGCTCAGGATAAAGAATACCAGCAATGTCTATTTTGACTTGGCCACAGAAAAAGTTTGCCGGCTGATTAAGAGAGTTCGGGAAGAGAACCATATCGCTGACAGAGAGGCTACAGCCCAGAAGATACGTACATTACTCACGAATCTGTATCAGGATAGGAATAGTCGGTTTGATAGCTATCATTATCGAGGCAAGCGGCTATCTGAATACACGAATCCGGATTGGGTGGAATGGGTGGCCAAGGTAGTAGAAGGAGAACTCTATAATGAATCAGGAGCCAACAATAAACGTGCATTCACGAATGTTTCTGCTGTTTATGAGAATATCAAGTTGGATTTTTATCATCGGTTAAATAGTTAAGTTTATGGCAAAATCAAGAGGTTATCGAAATAACAATCCGGGTAATATCCGGATTAACGGGGATAAGTTCCAGGGCGAGGTTATCCCTTCACAAGATAAGGAGTTCAAACAATTTGAGAGCATGTCTTACGGCTATCGAGCTATATTCAAGATCCTGCGCAATTATCAGATAAATTATAAGCTGAACACGATCCGTCAGATGATCAGTAGATGGGCGCCGAAAAATGAGAATGATACGGCAAACTATATATCTTTCGTATCGGAAAGATCTGGAATCCCAGCTGACGATCCAATCCGGACAGACAATAGGGAGATGATGATCCGAATAGTCGCCGCCATGTCGAAGGTCGAGAACGGACAGGAGGCGGATATGTGTGATGTGATTGATGGCTGGGAATTGCTATGAAAGCTTGGCAAGCTATACTCATCATATTGCTGACAGCAGCAATATGTTCTGTAATTGGTTACGGTTATGGGAGACGGGGAACACGTGGCTTCACGTCTGCAGCTGATACATCACACTTCCGTGACACACTTCGCGACAGTATTCCTTATCCAGTGATCGAGACTGTTGTGCAAGAAATACCAGAACTGTTCCCTGTCTATATAACCCTGGATGGCGATACGATCCACGAGACAGTTTATATTCCTGTTCCCATATCGCAGAAGGAATACCAAACAGAAAACTATCGTGCTTGGGTATCTGGTTATAAGCCGTCATTGGATAGCATCTGGGTTTATCCCGAGAAGATCATCATTCGGGAGAAACCTCGTAGATGGGGTATCGGTGTGATAGCCGGATATGGTATTGGTAGGAATGGATTGTCTCCTTATGTTGGTGTTGGCGGATATTGGAGAATTTGGTAACAGGGACTAAATCATAAATCGAGCAATAAAACGAGGACTATTATTACGATCGTTAGATGATACTAGATGATATTTAGATGATATGAAAATAATGTATTGTATTGATTATAACTTTAGATGATATTAGATAGTATTAGATGATATATATAATGTGGAGTATATCG